TCTGACTTCAATTTCCTCATGTGGTCATAAGTTAAGGTAGTGTTTCCGTTGGCCGCACCAATCATATTATCGGGAACCTTAAATGTTTTATATGTTAAAGCGTTATTTGGCATCTGATAATAGTTTTCCTAATTTCTCTTTTTCGTCAGATGTAAGGTCTTTAATTCTACTAACTAAATCGTCCATTTCTACTTTATCTGATATGTCCTTATCGTCTTTTTTTTTTACGATGTCTTTATTATCATCTGAAGATAAAATGGCTTCTACCATATCTTTCATATTCTCTTCTAAATCTTCGGTCATATTGCCCATGTTATCCATAGAATCCATACCACCTAAATCGTCACCACCTAACATACTTCGCCAAGTTCCAATTCCTTTAGAACCGTCACCATAAATTGCACCACCCATTCCACCGAATGCTCTCATCCAAGTATTACCTTGACTTGTAGCCATTCTAGCTTTGTCCGTGGTTGTAGCCATTCCTTTTTCAAAAGTAGAATTATCATTCGATGGTTTTTGAATAGGTCCTGTTTGGATATTCATCTCATTTCCGTCTGGTACACTACCATCAATCATCTTACCGTCTGTATCTACCAACTCTTCAATATTTTCTTCTTCTTCTTCTAAATTGCAGGCACATTCAATGATACTCTCTTTATTCTTAAATTCTTTAAGAAAGTTAGCTTTATTAAATTTTCTCATCTAAATAGTCGTTTATTATAAATATACACCTATCAACCAATATTTATTACTAAACGAATCTAAATGGGTTTTGTAACAAAAGTAGACTTATCATATAATAGGCAGATGAAAGAACGCCCTAGAACTACGTCCATTCTTTCGGGTACGACAGTATTGGGAGTTCCATTTAGTGCGCTGACTTCAGGACCTGGTTACACGACAGAAATAATTACCTCTAGTGCTAGTACATTAATTAGTACATTTACTGGTACCAGTGCCTCTACCGTATATTCGTGGGCAACTTCAGATATGTCGTTAGGTGATGGAACGTTAAGTGGATGGACAACATCCAATAGTGGTATTACACAGAATACTGATAGTGTATATACTGCTCAAACCACCACTACGATTGACGGTAATTTAGTGGTATTAACTTACACTGGAGTTAGTTTCGATGTGTCGGTTGTCGAGATGGTAGAGTTGGCTCCTAATTCATATAGTGGTAATGTTACTACAGCCGAATTGTACTATCTGAGCGCTGGGACATTAGGTTATACTGGCAGAACAATATGGTCAGATAATCCAGAGATATCAAGAACAGATAGATTAATTGTTAGTAGAAACCCAACAATTGGGTATGTATTGACATGTTCTGATACTGAAGGTATGGTAACATGGGCACCCGTATCTGGTGGTACATCGGGTATAACTAATGACACATTCGTGTCTGGAGGTACAGCTCTTAGTTGTGGTGAAATTACGTTCACAAATACAACTGGTGGCACATTTAGTGTTACTGGTATAACTACTTGTTCTGTCGCTACTGGAGCAACTATTGATATAATCACTACTGCAACAACCTCAGCGTATACAATTAATAATCTATCCGACACCATATTTATGGATTGCACAACCAATAATGTCACAGCTACACTACCTAGTTCTCTGGCCAATCCAGGTTTAGTACTTACAGTAGTTAGACAAGATAATACCGCTAATGTTGGTACTGTAGATGTGGGTGTAGCCGACCTCGTACAGATGACCACTTCAGTGGGTGTGGTTGGCTATACATCGATGACTTTTATAAGTAATGGTATCGATAGGTGGTGGATTAAATAATTAAAAGTAAAAATAACTAAAATGACATATATACCAAATAAATCGAGATATCTATTCTCTGAAAATCAAACCACCCTAACAACTGGGTCTACTATAGATTCTGGATGGTTAGATATGGAATCAGTTGATAAAATCCAACTTGAGATTCTATCGGATACTTCTGGTCTTAATAGTAGGATTACTTCGTCTAGTTTACCTAATGGTTCTGGTACAACTATAACATCTAACACTACCACTGTTGGTGCATTACATTTAGTTAATATAACAACAAGACAGCGTTATATGAGGTTTGAGCTTGTTAATAATTCGACTGGAACTACAACCAATAACTCATTATCAATCAAAGCCTCTTTTGGTAGTGCCGATAAAATGACGGTAAATGCTAGTATATCCGAACCATTAGATTTCTCACAAGCTGGTTTAGTACAAGCAATTGGTAAGGGTAAACAACCAGATGGTAATTACGTTACTGTACCTGCTGATGGTAATGCGATTGTAACAACCACACCATTAATTAGTGGTGATACATACGTATCAGCTTGGATTGATACGGATGGTTGGAAATCTGGAGAATTATTCATTCATACAGACCAAGCATCCAGTATTAGTGGTTTATTAATCGAATATACATTAGATGCGAATGTTACTACACCAGTTATTGCGGCTACCGAAACATTTACCTATTCATTGGAGGATACGGTTAATGGGTATTTCTTACTTAAGTTTGCACCAATATTGAATGGTTGTAGAATATCATACACTAATGGTTCTATCACGCAAACATCGTTTGAATTAGTGTTGAGTTTGCGTGTTGATGCAGTGCAATTGAGTCAGAAGTTTTCAGGTAGTCATAAACAAAATGCTAAAAATTTTCTATTTAAAGTTGGTACTGGTCAAGAAGTAGGTCACACATCTGACACTCAATTTGGTAGGAATCCAGATATAGATATTGCCACAACCCCAGAGGATGTATGGGAAGGTGGTGGGTTTTATACGGGTCAACCAAGTCAAACAGCATCGGCTGAGACTATTGATATTATATCGTCTTCAAGTAGTGATATCAATAGTGGTACTGGCGCTAGAACCATTAGATTATATGGTTTAGATGAGAATTGGGAAGAACAAGAAGAGGATGTGATATTAAGTGGTACAACATCGTCCGTTACAACTGGGTTGTGGCATCGAATGAATAACATGTCAGTATTAACGGCTGGCTCTGGAGGTCAAAATGCTGGAACAATAACTGCAAGGCACACCACCACCACCGCAAATGTGTTTTCAGTTATGAGTCCAACTATAAATCAAAGTAGTATTGCTGCATATACCGTACCACTTAATAAAACAATGTTTGTATTACAAGGGTATATTGCCATAGGTCGTGCTAACGGGGCTGATGGTAGTGCTGATTGGACATTTAGAGTTAGACCGTCTGGTGGGGTATTTAATTCTAATAGGTATTCTACTGTAACAACAGCATTTAGCACGTTAGAGGTACCTAGAACGACTATAGGACCTGTAGGTGAAAAAACTGACATAAAAGTATGTATAGAGGGTGTCAGTGATAATAACACTATTGCTGCCGCATCATTTGAGTACATGAATATTAATGATGGGTTTATTTAAAAAATAAAAAATAATGGATTTTAATGATATAAGATATAAAGAGAGTTATGATACTGGAATGTTCGTTGCGTTCAACCCCAGTACTGGGATAGTAATAGCTGAATCAAAAAAAGTGGGTGATTCCATTCAAAATGGTCTGACAATTGAAGGTTTAATTAGTTTAGCCGAAGGTTCTGGCGAATCGTACATAATACACCAATTCATCAAAAAACATATACCAAATTTAAATAATAATAATATCGCTCACTAAATGGGTACTAATATACATAATTACGATTTAAATAACCTTAAGTTAAGGGTTTCCAATAAGGATTATTGGGACTTTTATCTTGCTGATGGGGCTGTTATATCCTCACCATACACAGGTATCACATCAGGTACTTGTTACGTAACACATTTTGACTTCAATGACCCACAAATTTATTCGTCAGGTACCACTTCTGCCGACACTATTTATTCTCTACAAACTTGGACAGGTGCAACCAATACTGGCTACACCCTTGATACAATTGGTATCACTGGTATCGACAACGGTTTAGTAACTTTTGATAGGATGGCTGGGGATATTACAAACCAAGCATTATTATCGGCTCTAACTAGTAGTGTTCTAACTATTCCTTCTGGAGATACAAGATTCGTAATGAACCGAGTTACAGGTATGACCGAACAGTATGTTTACCCTATTGACGTCATACCAGCATCTGCTGGAAATGCAGTTGGGGCTTACGCCCAACTATGTGGGGGGTTCTACCAAGGATATTACAAATTAGATGGTTACGATTATCAAGTTCTACCCAATAGATTCCCAAGAGGGTGGGTGTCCGAATTATGGTTAAACAAATCCGATTCCATATGTAGTGGAACTACTGGGACTACCCTAAACGATGATTATCCAGATAATAAAGGAATGTTCTTTTACATAGGAACTAGAGCCGAAAATAAATTCTGGACTGTCTTCGGTGGTTTAGATTCTGGTTGTACAAGTGAATGTACAATACCCGTTGGGTGTACTGGAACACCTACAGAATGGTGTACAGTACCTAAAGAAAATGAAATTGTATTGGCTGACGGTCATCCTCTTAGTCCACCGTTGATTGTATTCCGCACAATTACTAACGGATTCATGATTTATAATCAAGGTGAGGGGGGTCATACACATTATGGAATCAGTTACCCTGCTGGTAAGAAAGCCCCATGGAGAGGAAGTGTGGTATGGACAGCAACCACATTAGAACAATCGGATTTTAGAAACCCATTTCAGGTTTACTGGCAAGCTAGTAATTCATGCTCTGGCGGTACAGGTTCTAACGGTGGGTCTACCGTATCTAATTATACTGGGGCTACAAAACCTGACCTAACTTTAGACGTAAATGCCGACATAATTGATAATGCTATAGGTTTCCGAATTAAGGATGATGGTAGTATTGGGTATAGATTATTAACCTATACGGGAGCATGTAGTGGGGATACATATATAAGTGGTGTAACCATTACTGAAGAGTATTCAGCAAGTGGAACCGTCAGTGGGAATGTGTGGACTAACGTAGCTATAAGATTTTACGCATATGAAACTTATGACGAATGTCAGTTAGAATTAGGTGACAGACGATTAGGGTGGTTGGGTATTTATGTTAATAGTAAGCTTAAAGTGTGGGTTAATGATTTCTTAGAAATCGTTCCACGTAGACTTCATGATGATAAGAATAAGCAAGTTGGGGTACCATATAATATCAGTGTGGGGGGTGGGTCACAAGGATTACTTGAGAGTATGACATTTGATGGCCAAGACCCAAGCGATTTAGGATTAAACATTGAACAAAATTTTGCTGGGACGTTTATTGGAAATATTTCACAGTTCAAATTTTATGCTTGTGACTTAGACTGGACAGAGATTGAAAATAATTATAATCAAGAATTATTGAGATATAGCTGAAAATAGTACTATTTACTATTAAATGAAAGTCAATGGCAAATAATAAACTTATTTTAAGGAACATCACTAGCCCATATACCTTCCCCTATCCAGACATTGTTAAGGGAAGTGTACTATCGTGGAGTGATGTGGATAATAATTTCACATTCCTTAAGGGATTATCAATTGAAAATGGCTCATACGATAGTGGAAATTCAACAATAACATTGAACAGAATTAATGGTTCTGCCATTAATATATCGGGAATTACAGGTGGTGGCACAGCCAATAGTTATGTAGCTAGTGGTATTTATACAGGCGATACAATTGTATTCACATACACAAGTGGTGGTACATTCAGTGTAACTGGAATTACTTCTGGTGGCACAGATGTATTTGTAACTGGTGGTACTTATACAGGTGATACCATTATATTCACAAATAATTCTGGCGACACATTTAGTGTAACTGGAATTACTTCTGGTGGAACCACAAACCCTGCTGGGTCTGATACTTTCATACAATTCAATGATAATGGTTCATTTGGTGGGAATTCTGGATTAACATATGATAACATTACCCAACAATTCGTATCAACTTCGGTTATTAATAGTAATGTGGCAACTATAACTAATGGCATAATACCAATTGGGTTACAATCATTAAGTGGCGTTGGTTTAACATATGACGTCAGTAGCAGTAATACCACTGACGTCATAGCGGTAGGAAACGTTTCCAATCAAGGAGGTGTACTAATAGGTCATTTTGATGGGATGAAATCTAATAATTTAATCGCTTCACCCGATTCGATAGAAATTACTTCTACCGATACAGTTGGTGGTTTGGGTTATGCTAATTTAATACTCACACCTACTGGCACTACATTAACTCATTCATATAGTGGAGTCAGCGATTTTGTTATATCTAATAGTTTTAATAATCTGTTCAAAGTGGATAATAGTGGTATAGTAACCTTTGCAAATACATTTACCTTCCCTAACTTGGATGGGGCTAACGGTCAAGCACTAATAACTGATGGATTTGGGAATGTGACTTGGAGTACTGTAAGTGGTGGAACTTCAATTATGGTAGTTGGTTCGGGTAGTGGTTCTACTAAGAGAGATAACGTTTCTAACATTGCTAGTGGCACTTATTCAAGTTCGCTGGGTGGATTTAACAATTCGGCAACCAATTCATTTACTACTATTGGAGGTGGACGTGATAATACAGTTTCTGGTGCTTGCGCAACAATTGGTGGTGGATACAATAATACCGTAGGTGGTGTTAGGTCAACAGTTAGTGGTGGTGAACAGAATATTACGTCAGGTGGTGTATCAACCGTTGGTGGTGGTGGAACAAACTGTGCGATAGGTAATTATTCAGTCATTGCTGGTGGTAGGTATAATAGTGGTTCAGGTAATTACTCAATTATTGCTGGTGGTAGACAAAACACAATAACCACAAATTACGCAACAATTGGTGGTGGTAGCGGAAATACTTCATCAGGTGTTTATACTAGTATTCTTGGTGGTATTGGTAACGTTGCTTTAGGTGATATATCATTTATTGGTGGTGGTGGTGGTAATACAGCTTCAGGTAATATATCATTTATTGGTGGTGGTGGTGGTAATACAGCTTCAGGTAATTACTCAACGGTAAGTGGTGGGTACTGTAATGTAGCATCAAATACTTGTGCAACCGTAGCTGGTGGTAGTAATAATACCGCTAGTGGTTACATGTCATCGGTATTGGGTGGGAGTGGTAATACCGCTTCAGGAACATATTCATCCGTATTGGGTGGATGTAATAATACTGCAACAGGAAACTATTCATCCGTATTGGGTGGGTTTGGATTAAGTGCTGCTGGTAATACTTCAGCAGTACCCAATTTAGATATTAATGGTGACTTAACCTTCATTGGTACCACAACAGCTTTAACAGCCACTATTGGTTTAGGTGGAGCGATACCTGCTAGCGCGGCAACATATATTACGATAACGGTAAATGGTACAGGGTATAAAATGCCACTATTTAATACTTAATAAAATACATACAGGGACACTTGAGGATAACCCTTGATTTTTAGAATGTTTTTGTCTATTTTTATTAAAAACGATAGATTATGGGTAATAAGTTCTCAATTTTTCACATAGATGGGGGTATAGGTAAACACATTGCTGCTACGGCTGTAGCTAAGAGTATCAAGAGTACTCACCAAGACAGAGACTTAATCGTAATATGCTCGTATCCAGAAATTTTCTTAAATTTAGAATTTATTGACAGAGTATATCGCATAGGTACAACTCCATATTTCTATGATGATTTCATCGATGGTAAGGATTCTATCATATTCAGACATGAACCTTATTTCACAACAGAGCACATTCACAAAGAGTTACCACTAATAGAGAATTGGTGTAAATTATATAATTTGGATTTTTCTAATGAACATCCAGAATTGATTTTCAATCTCAGACAACAACAATTTGGTCATAATAAATGGACAAGAGAAAAGCCTATATTCGTGATACATACAAATGGGGGGGCAATTAATGACCAACCATTTCCTTACTCATGGTGTAGAGACATGCCCTATGATTTAGGTCAATCGGTAGCTAACCATTATATAAATGAGGCTTATCATGTGATTCAAATTTGTAGGAATTCTGCAAATATTCTCCATGGGGTTGAGGCCGTTACAGAACAATTATCCAATATGGAGTTGTTTTATTTATTACGATTATCAGATAAAAGATTACTCATAGATTCTTGTATGCAACATGCAGCAGCAGCCATGAATTTACCATCAACAGTATTATGGATAGGTACAGTTCCTAATGTGTTCGGGTATACAATCCATAATAATATTCAAGCCTCATTGTCAGAAACAGTTAAATTACCAGACAGTTATTTATTTGATTACAATTTTAATGGATTTATTCACGAATGTCCAATTATCGAACCTGATATATTTGACCTTAGCGAAATCATAGACTCAATTAATGGCATCTAAATTATTTTTTCAAAGTTCTTTACCTAGAGCTGGTTCAACTCTATTACAGAATGTAATGGGTCAGAATCCAGATTTCTACGTTTCACCAACATCTGGTGTATTAGAGTTAGTATACGCCTCTAGAGCTAATTTTAGCTCCTCTCCTGAATTTAAAGCCCAAGACCAAGGACTTATGAAGGAAGCTTTTAGTTCGTTCTGTAGAAGTGGTGTAGAAGGATTTTATGAGGGTATTACTGATAAACCTTATGTCTTAGATAAGAGTAGAGGGTGGGGTGTCCACTATGGATTCTTAGATTCTTTCTATCCAGACCCAAAGATTGTTTGTATGATTAGAGACCCAAGAGATATTTACGCCTCTATGGAGAAAAATTTCCGAAAAAGTCAGCATTTAGATTCTGGGATAGTGAATCATGCTGAAATGAAGGGAACTACTACCGAAAAAAGAGTAGATATTTGGGTTATGGGTCAACCTGTAGGATTAGCATTTGAACGATTGGGTCAAATGATTACCGAGAAGGTTGATAAAAAGATTCTATTTATAAAATACGAAGACTTTTGTATTCAGCCAGATGTAGAGATGGGAAGACTATATGATTATTTCAATTTACCTATTTTTAAGCACGATTATAAGAACGTAGAACAGATAACCGTTGAGGATGATTCAGTATATGGAATCTATGGTGACCATAATATTCGTACTGAAATCACCAATATAGAATCAGACCACAAAGAAATATTAGGTGAAAATGCGTCTAACTGGATTAAAAATCATTATAAATGGTTTTTTGATAGATTCAATTATGGAAATTAAATAGTTTTGTATCGGGTGAACTATTTATAATTAAATAGAATATTCGATGATGACAAATAAAGTACTTGTAAGCAATGGATTATTTATATATAACTAATACTAAATGGATTATTTTATAAATAAAGGTGCGACATTGCCAGTTCTAAGGATGGAACTGATTCAGGATGGAAGATATGATTGGAGTAGCTTTTTTACTAAGCTACAGAATTCCAATATATATTTCACTATGTCTGACTTAGAAACTGGCGTCAAAAAAATAGGTAAGAAACAAACGGTGGCTATCTTGAAAGAAGAGTGTCCCAATTGTGACGATTGTCTTGGTGATGAGTATTATTTATCTTACAGATTTACCGAAAGAGACACTAATAAATCTGGTATCTACATCGGTAAATTTATAATTGAATTTTTAGATGGTTCTGGGACACTAATCGTTCCCTTAAGAGAAGAACTAAGAATCAATATAATGGGTGGCTCAATTAAGAAATAATCATCTTAGAATCCCCAATCATCATTCTCTAATGTATTCATTTTATTTCTAACTTCGTCAACGAGAGAAAGTATTGTTTTCTCTTCCTTAGTAGTACTAATGAACTCTTCCTCAGATTCATTACCATCTTGCTCGTTCTCTGGTTCTCTATTACTTGGGGCAGTATACTCATCAGTGACTTGCAATTCTAGTAGTTTAAGCCAATGGTTATTTATTTCATCTTCTGGTAGGTCATAATACGTTACAAATCCTAAAATACCAATAAGGTCAATCCAGAATTTAATTTTAGCGAATCTATCTACTTCAAACCTATCATCTTGAATCTCTTCTAAAAACCATATCCAACAGCTATAATCATCGTACTCCCCACCTTCCTCAATATATCCTCTCATTTCTGGAAGAATAGTCTGATAGAATTTATCTCTCAATAATGCTTCGTCTTGGTAATCGAATAGAATACCCAACTTAGCTAAAGGTATCCCGAACTCTGTAGAACATAAGGTTTTATCCTCTAAGTTCAAATATGTGAACAACTCAATAGACTTAGGTATCTTACCGTACACTTCTATATTTCTAAGGTCAGAAGTTTCTAATCTACGACAAGTATCGATTAATCTAGCCCTATCACTACTAATACCGACCTCTCTGGCTATACGAATTCTCTCAATCCAATCTTCTTCAATCAAAGTCCATTCATTATCAGTCATTTGATTTGGTGTCTCATTGATATTGTGCCAGAATTCTATCTCAGTATCGGCCAGCGTATAAAAGTCCTCTAACGTATCTTGGTCTGTAGGATTGATTGGTTGGCCAGAACTTAATTCGCATTGTTTTTCTGTGAATACTTTTCTGTCATTAAGAACATATTCTTTAGTCTTTTTATCTTTACTCAAACCAATAAGAATTTCATCTCTGATTTCGGGAGAGAAACACACCAATAGCGGTTCCAGCCTTTTATTTAGTGCCGCGATGTATTTGGATACATTGTACTCATCTGTTGTAAGGTCTGGATTACTTTCAATCTCAGCTTGTGAGATTAGTTTACAATTTAGATTTATAGTTACCTTATTAGTTTCTTTATCGGTTACCTTAGTTACGTCACCAGTAGATTTTGTTTTACCAATATTCACATAGTATATAGTATCACCTAAGTTAGCAGGTCTATTGTTCGCGATTAATAGCTCCATATGAGCTTTTCTAGCTTTGAAATGTCCAGCTTTAGTTTTTGATTTACAATCCTTTTTGTAAGCGTCAATAGATTGTTTAACTCTTGCCTTAGATGCAATTTTCATCAAAGGAATCTCATAATTATAAATTTTATCTACATACTCATTGTAATGCTCCACGAAATCATGACCATTACCATTCAATAGCATTTTAATACCATTATCTAAGAATTCTTCAATATAGATTGGCATTCTTTTAGATTTAATAGAGTTACCTACAAGCTTCATTTTACCGTCAATCATATTAGCATAATTCTTACGTTTGAAGTTGATTGTGGTTGAGCATATATCATCTATATCTAGCCCCATCCATCCTTCCATGTGAGTTTCATTGAATTCAGCCACGGTAGCATCGAGACCTTTTAGTTCAGTGACTCCGTATTCTTTAGTTTTCCAGTGGTCACCTTTGGTTGTATATATAAAGTCCTCAATGTTATCTGGCAATGCAAAGTTAAAACCATCAGTATCACCCACAAGTGGGTCAAATCCGAATTTATCTAAGAACCATTTAACCATAAGTCTAAGGTGTTGTCTGGACATACAGGTAATCTTTTCGGCACAGTTACTATCTCCCCATGGGAAAATATGTGGCGCTCCGTAAGACCCAAAGAATGAGTTTGCTAATATCTTAAGCGGCAATTGTTTTTTGTCAGCATCAGACGCTAATTTCTCATACTCAGTTATTTTATCTATAAGTATTTGATAATCAGCACTATTAGGGTCGGTTACTTCAAGGTCAACTTTAAACTTCTTAACCATTCCCTTGTACTTACCAGTAAGGAATTTGAATTCATCACGAGTATCTACAACGTATTTTAATAGACCCTTCATAACGCCAGTAATATCTAACGAAGGGAAAATATCATACGTGAGAGTACATTTAGGGTAAAGTGCCGCATAATCTAGTTTTGCTACAATCTTGGCGAATCCTACCTTAAGTAATCTTGATAGACCACCAGTAAAGCTTCTCTTAGCTTCGTAATCTGGGATACCTATATTTTGTTCGTAAGACCAAGCTGCCAATATTAATTTCCATTGGCTGGCCGTTCCCATTGTAGAGCTTCTCATGTAAGAAGTCGGCAATAGTTTAGATAATAGGAATGATGCTTGGTTATAGATGCCATCGACCATTTCAGTTTCCCAAAGGTCATCTAACAAATATCTACGCACGATGAACGCACCATTCTTACGTTCGTATTTACCAGATTCTAATTTCTTAAGATGGTCTTCATCAGTGGGGTCAAATTTGAACCAATCTCCATCAGTATTATTGAATAAGAAATTGTCCTCTGTTTGTGCCCAAGTATCGTGTAGGGCGTCACCATCTACATATACCCTGTTCTTCTTATTAACTTTGGAGAACTTAGTGATATACTTCAAACTCCAAGATTTAATGTCAGAGTTAATGGCTTGTGCTCGTCTAACTGAGTGAGAAATATCCAATATATTGAATCCCCACATCATTGTTTGTTTGTAGTATTCTGTCTCAGCCCCTAATTTGATTTGGGAGTCTCTACGTCTAATCTTAGACGTTTTGTTAAGTGTTCTTGCGATGTCTTCCATTGGGATGCCTAGTATTCCGCATCTCACTTCGAAGAAGTTCCAGTCAAAGAATTCTGAGTTATACCCAACAATTGTATCTGGCTTAATACGAATTAGTTCGTCAAAGAATTTAACGATATTTACACGCTCACTATCTCGCTTTTCTTGTGGCGTATCGCCAATGGTTTCGACAATCATTTCGTAACCACGATTATCTTTCATACCAATCTGGAAAATAGAATCCCGTCTTGGGTCTAATCCAGTTGTTTCAAGGTCAAATTGGAATCTGTGTAAGTCGTCATAGTCGTTCTTACCTTTGAACATACGTTTCCCTGTTGCAATTAGGAATTGCTCAGTAGGGTTAAGTGCCATGAAATTTCTAGCTTTGGTACTATCGTAGACATCGTGTCCACCTTCCTTGAAGAAGTTTAATAATGCTGTATAGCTTTGGCTTGAGGATGCAAGGTATTTGAACCCGTTCTTCATCCTGTCTGGAGTGTACCCTTCTTCGTTTGCTATTTGTAGAGCCTTAATTTTGATGCCATAGTTCATCATAGCTTCTTTGATTCTGGCTCGATTACCACCGTACAGAGTTCCTGAAACGGCATGCTTCATCCAAACGAAAGGTTCGTAATGATGTGTCTCTATATATTTCCCCTTCTCAGGGTGATTGATGATTAAGTAAGCCTTATTAACATGATAAGGCGCTTCAATGGCTACTATATGTTCTTGGGGGTCGTGTCCTTCTAAAAACTGGACGATAGTTTCGTTGTCTATGTTCTGCATGTAATGTTGTTGTTACTTGCAAAGATACTGAAAAATTATCAGAATGTCAATTTCTTACTTGAAGTAGAATCCTAAAGGCTTGTATTTTAACTGTCGATTAAGGTTCTCAGCTTCGTTAGCTGCACGTTCAATTTGCGACTCAGAAGATAATCTCAATAATCTTTCATCCAATCTTTCCAAAACAAATCTTCTCTCATCGTTTCCTTCAGTGATTAGTGTTTCGTAGTCCATTGTACGTTCAGCTTCAGGCGGCCCTATCACGCCACCGAATTTACCTCTTGTCCTTCCCAATGCTCTTTTAGATTCAGCAACAAACAATTGACGTACCAGTGCTTTAGTTGGAAAATTAAAGTCTGCGTAATCTAATTTAGACAATGGAACTTCATTAGGTAATTTGATGATGTCTGGGTTATCCAATCTACACTCATCCACATTTTCTGGCGTAGTGTCATAATAGTGGTACCAAACTTGACATCCAGTCATATTTATTGAATTGGATGCAGCACCACCTATTCCGTGACCAAATGATAGTTTAGAACCTGGAACGGACATCAAATGTAATAACCTAGTGCCTCCAGGTCCTGCCGTTACTTTGTATGTCATTTCACTTCTAAGAATCCTATTTTTAAGATTGAAATCTTGAGCAGTTAAAAGGATGTCATAAGCAGGCGCTATGTAGTAGCCACCTGCACCACCCATACCACCACCGTTCATACCACCACCAGCAGAGCCAAGTTGTGCATTACCACCACCGAAACCAAAATCGATACCAGCGTAGTTGGCCATAAGTGCCATATCCGTAGTAGGAGGTGTTAACCATAATACTTCGTTTACCTCACGGCCAGCAGGTATTTCATATACCTGTCGACCAGTTTCTAGGGTCACAAAATCCTTCTTCAATTCCCAAGGTCCTCTAGTTTGAAGCCCTACTTGTTTCGAGTATGCGTATGAGTATTGGCTGATGAAATCCAGAGACCTAACACTCATTGCGAATGCCATATCCGTGGTATCTATGTTAGCACCTAACAACGATTGCCATTGGTGTTCGATTAGCCATTCTTGTATGTATTGGGCGTAATCTTCGATTGCAATCTCCAGAAGTATGCATAGGGTTTCGTCTTCCATTTCGATGTTTCGAACTGGAGCACCCATTTGCGCTCGGAACTGAGCGAATATTTTTAATTTATCCTCATTTGATACTGCCATTGTATTCTGTTTAACTATAAATATCTAGCAAACAGATAAACATTAAGCGTTATCGGACAATATTTTTTTGGTGATTTCAAAGCCTTCCTTTATTGTTCGGAATGAACGGTCTGGAATTAAGATGTTTTTACCTACCAAAATGATAGGTACGCTGTCAGCTCCACTAACCTCTTGAATTTTAGCGAATTCGGCTTTATTTGTCGCTTTCCTGATATTAACTTCAGTGAAGTCAATCTTTTCACTTTTAAAGTGTTCTAACATCTCCTTACAGAAAGGACAGTCATTTGTTGTATATAATCTAACTCTCATCTTCGTGTTCTATTATGTAGTCTACCAGTTCAAAAGTTCTATCATCAGAACCAGTACCAATAATCTTATCAATTATACCTCTTTTCCTAAGAACGGTGTACCACATTTTAGTTGTGATAGTATCTTCAAACAATTGGTAATATACGTTCACGGTTTGTTCTTGTCCAATTCTGTATGTTCTATCTTCAGCTTGTTCGTTGTTACCTGGAACCCAATCAAATGAGTTAAAAATTACAACCGTACCTTCAGTAAGGGTAATACCAACACCAGCAGATATGATGTTACCTATAAATACTTTAGTTCTGACATTTTTTTGAAATTTATCGACAGACCTTTGTTTTTCATTGTCATTCATTGACCCATTATGTAATACACATTTGTTTCCGAAATGTTCGAATAATTCGGCTTGCTCGTCATTGAATGTGGTGAATATTACAACCTTTTGTCCTTCTTCCAAAGCAGCCTCAGCCATATCAATTGTATTCTGAATGGCAGTCATAGCCATAAATCTACGTAATAGGATGATTTCAACCAAATCTTTATCTGGTGTTCCTTTCTTCTTTTTAGCTTTTCTCTCTATAAGATATTCTTCCCATAAGTACTCATATTCAGTACGTTGAGCTTCCGTAAGTTCGTGATGAACAGGTGTAACAATTTTATCTGGCATGTCAAGAACATCAGTCTTCAATCTACGCATAACGTAGTTTCTAGATTTCATCGATAATTCGGCTAAGTTTGATTCTCCTTTGGCTACCAATATCTTCCTAGTCCCACCACTTGGGAGTTTCTTATATAAATACTTAGCATCGCAATATCGTTTCATGAAGAACGGCCAGTTATCGGCCAATGGGCTTTTAATGAGTTTTAAGAGGTTATAGAAGTCCTTTGGCCTATTCGCCACTGGTGTGCCAGTTAATAACCATACACGTTCTGTAGCAGGGTTTTGGGTCAATTCTCCCACAATAGCCCCTCTCTTACTTTTATGGTCTTTCAATTTGTGAGCTTCGTCACAAATAATCAAACCAAAATTCTCTTCCCATATTTCTCTATCCCAATAATCTATTCCAGCACGTTCCTTTTTAGTCTTAGGTGTGATTGTATGATAATTTTTCAGTATGTCGTAGTTAATGATTGTCCATTTTGCTGGTGACCAATTAAATGAATTGACAATACTGATGTCAGTTTCCCCGAACATTTCTATTTCTCTCTTCCAGTTTATCTTGGTTGATGCTGGGCATATAATCAGTACTTTATCCACATTAGCCTCTAATGCAGCCATAATAGCTTGGTAGGTCTTACCCAATCCCATGTCGTCAGCCAAGATACATCCGTTCCTACTGAGTAAGAATTTAACCCCTTCTTCTTGGTGCTCGTATGGTACTCTTCCCATAGTATCCAACTCAATATACTTGTCAAATTCCATATCAATGTCCACAGGCATGAAGTATGGGTCTTCCATAACTTGTGTCTTTGGAAGCCAGTACATTCTGAATTCAACTTGATTTTGTGTTAATTTACCGAATACGTGGTATGACTTTTCAGTCTCAGCCAGTACGAAACCGACATATATTCTTTGCGGTATGAATGATAAATCATCCTTCTTCTTCAATTCCTCTCCAAGATAAGTTGAAACACCTATTACCCTATCTACTTTGATAGGGTCTTGGTCGTAGTTGTCAATAATGTACGAATCTTGTGTTGGAGTTAAGGCTATCTTACCTTTTGCCGTAAGAATTTCCTTAAGGTTCAACAAATAGGGGTTACGACCTTCGTAAAGCCATAAAAGGCTTAAAGCTTTTCTTCCTTTAATATCTTCTAACTTTATCATAATGAGTTAAATATAATCATTTTAAATTTAAAAATCAAGTCTTTGAACTATTTACCGTGTTGTGAGATATTTATCTTTAAAGAGATATGTCTAAACCTAAAATTACACCAATAAATAGGAATAATAAGTTCTTTTCCCAACGAGATTTCGAATTAGAGATTGAAATGGGTAGAGAGGCTATTGAGGGGGATGGAAATTTTAAGGTGGTTCTATATCGGGTAAATAGGGAAGCCACCACAACTGATGTTTACGGAGAAGCTCGTAAAGATGAGGTTATGTATAAGGTACCAGTAGAGTTATCAGTTATGCCATTATTGAATGAAGCCGAGTATTTTGCATTCAATCAAAATGCTGGTAGTGGTATTGACCAACAAGATGGTCAATTATTATTCAGTATTTATTCCGCACAACTAATAGAGCTGAATGTTGAGTTATCTTTGGGTGATTATATTGGCTATCAAGTTACTGAAGACGAATTAAGATATTTTAGTGTTGTACATGACGGTAAAAAGAACTATGATAATAAACACACTATCATGGGCTATAAAGGGGCGTATAGAATTGTTACTTGTGCTCCAGTAGATTATAATGAATTTCGGGCTTCATAATTATGAAAAAGATAAACACATTAACACAGTATTATAATGCCATTTCCAAAAGGATTTAAGAAACAATTAAAACTTACACCACAAATCGTTGGCGTAGAGCGTAGAGAGGAAATCTTGAACGACATCGCGGAAGGTAGTGGATTTCTACCTAGGGGGGTTGACTATGAGGATATGGACAAATCGTTCATTAAGTTCGTAGAGGATGACCTTAAAATAGAGATTGACGGTGAGCAAGTGCCCGTACTTTTCTTAACCATACAACGGTATTCAGAATTTACCAAGTCTTGGAAGTTCACTGATAAATATAGAAATATCTCGATGCCGTTCATTAGCATCATAAGGCAACCTGACCCACAAGTGGGGACAAACCAAGCTGGGTTGTACAATATCCTTGGACGACAAAACTGGACATATTACAAAGTACCAACTAATGATGGTGCAAGACAAGGAATTGATGTTTATAAAGTTCCTCA